TATTGGTAAGCCTAAAGCCATGCCTACCCGTGGTGGTCGTACTGCTACTAACATGATGAAAAAAGCAGGTCGTGGCAAATGAAACCCGCCACTAAGATCAGGAAGGTAATGCGTGAGTTTAAAGAAGGAACTCTACACTCTGGCAAAAAAGGCCCTGTGGTGAAGAATCCTAAACAAGCGATTGCTATTGCTATTTCCGAGTCCAAAAGGAAGAAGAAATGAAACAAGGCCTCTACGCTAACATCAATGCCAAACAAGAACGCATCAAAGCGGGTTCTAAGGAAAAGATGCGTAAGGTTGGTTCTAAAGGTGTGCCTACTGAGGCGGCATTTAAGGCTGCGGCTAAGACCGCAAAGAAGAAATGAACACTCCTGCTTGGACTAGAGCCGAAGGAAAAAATAAATCTGGGGGCTTGAATGCCAAAGGTAGAGCATCGTATAATGCAGAAACAGGTGGCAATTTAAAACCACCAGTCAAGTCGGGAGATAACCCTCGTAGGGCATCCTTTTTAGCACGTATGGGCAATATGCCTGGCGCTGAGATGAAAGATGGAAAGCCTACCCGACTTTTACTTTCTCTTAGAGCTTGGGGCGCAACGTCCAAAGAAGACGCTAAAGCTAAAGCTAAAGCGATCTCTAAGAGGAATAGTAAATGAGGCCAAGCTCAGTCGGAATTAACCCAACAGCAAATACGCTGACAACTGTTTATACAGTTCCTACGGGTTATTACGCCAAGTTTACTGTGATGTACATTCACAACACTGGTGGCTCGACTAAGCACATTACTGTTCAATGGTATGACGCAAGTGCGGCTACAACATTGGACATTCTTACTAACTACGACTTTACTTCAAAGCAATACCTTCAGTTTGATGGCAATGCTTATATCGTTTTAGAAGAAGGCGATAGAATTCAACTTACTACTGAAGCGGCAAGTTCATTCAGTTTTATTGCCACATTTGAAGTTTCAGGAGCGCAACGAACATGACCTACTTAGAACTTGTTAACGATGTTCTCATTCGATTGCGTGAGACAACTGTTTCTACAGTATCAGAAACCACTTATTCCGCATTGATTGGCAAGTTTGTCAATGATGCCAAGCGTCAGATTGAAGATTCCTATAATTGGAATGTCTTAGGACAAACAATTACAGTTACCACTACCAGTGGCACAAGCTCATACGCTTTGACAGGTGCGGGTCAGAAGTTCCGTATCAATGACGCTATCAACACTACAAGTGTTATTGCTCTAGACAACATTGCTGTTGCGGACATGAACCGCAAGCTCAACTTTGGCACACCTTCTCAGTCTATTCCTAGCGAGTTTTGTTTTAGTGGTGTAGATGGCAATGGCGACACAAAGGTCGATCTGTTTCCTGTCCCCAATGGTGTCTATACGCTTAAATTTGATTTGACCATCCCACAGGCTAATCTGTCTGCTGATGGCACTTCAGTCAAAGTATTGGACTACTTGGTGACTCAAAGTGCCTATGCCCGTGGTTTGATTGAGCGTGGTGAGGACGGAGGCACTGCTTCTAATGAAGCGTACGCTTTATTCCGTGGGATGCTATCTGACGCTATTGCATTGGAAAGCACTCGTTACCCTGAAGATAACTTTGTGGCGGTCTAATGGCAGCTCCACTTCAAAGTCAAAGCATTAGCGCACCAGGCTTCTATGGCCTGAACACGCAAGACTCGCCATTAGATTTATCTTCTGGCTTTGCTTTAACTGCTTCTAATTGCGTGATTGACCAATTTGGTCGTATTGGCGCACGTAAAGGATACACGCTTGTTAACGCTTCATCAGGCAATCTAGGTTCTAACAATGTGGGTGTAATCCATGAGTTAGTCCAAACTGATGGCACTTTGACTGTTCTGTTTGCGGGAAACAACAAACTATTTAAACTTGGTACTTCTAACGCTGTTACTGAGTTGACCTATGGTGGTGGAGGAACAGCCCCTACTATCACAGCATCTAACTGGCAGTGTGCATCTTTGAATGGCATTGCTTATTTCTTCCAAACTGGTCACGATCCACTCATCTTTGACCCCGCTGTCAGTACAACGACATTTAGACGGGTATCTGAGAAGTCTGGCTATGTGGGGACTGTTCCTCAAGCAAACATTGCCATCTCAGCGTTTGGTCGCTTGTGGGTGGCTAATACATCTACAGATAAGGTCACTATCAGCTTCTCAGACCTGATTGCGGGTCATGTATGGGGCGGTGGTACTTCAGGAACATTGGATGTTTCTAGGGTTTGGCCTAATGGTGCGGATGAAGTGATGGGTCTAGCGGCTCACAATGATTTCTTGTTTATTCTTGGCAAGAGACAGATTCTTGTTTACTCTGGTGCTTCAACACCCGCATCTTTGGTTCTGTCAGACACAGTAGGCTCTATTGGGTGTATTGCTAGGGACACTATTCAGTCAATCGGTACTGATGTAATTTTCTTGTCTGACTCAGGTGTTCGTTCACTGATGAGGACTATCCAAGAGAAGTCTGCACCACTTAGAGACTTGTCCAAGAATGTGCGTTCTGACTTGGTGTCTTCTTTGGCGGTAGAGACTTTGGCTAATCTGAAGTCTGTTTACTCAGAGAAGAATGCCTTTTATTTATTGACCCTACCTGTAACAGCACAAGTCTTCTGTTTTGATACAAAGATGACATTGCAAGATGGTGCTTTTAGAGTAACCAAGTGGGACTCAATTACGCCCACTGCTTTGTACTCACTCAGGAATGGTGATCTGTACATTGGTAAGAGTGGATTTATTGGCAAGTATGGAAGCTTCTTAGATAACACTTCTACTTACCGATTAAGCTACTTTACCAATCATGCAGACCTTGGTAATGACAATCAGATTTCCATTCTCAAGAGAATCAAGACAATCATCATTGGTGGCTCTAACCAGTTTGTGACGATCAAGTGGGGGTTTGACTTTGCTGCCAACTATTTGTCAGGCAATGCTTTTATTCCTACACAACAGAACTATGAGTACGGCCTAGCTGAGTACGGAGTAGCAGAATACTCTGGTGGACTCTTGATTAAAACATTAGATGTAAACGCATCTGGTGCGGGAAAAGTTGTTCAAACAGGTTACGAAACCACTATTAACGGCACTCAACTGTCAATTCAGAAGATTGAAATTCAATCTAAGAACGGGAAAATATCATGAGTAATTACACAAAAAGTACCAACTTTGCGACTAAAGACAATCTCACCCCTGGCGATCCACTAAAGGTTGTCCGAGGTACAGAGATTGATACTGAGTACAACAACATTGCTACTGCCATTGCGACTAAGACAGATAACTCTGCTGCTGCCATCACGGGCGGTTCTATCACTGGTATCACAGATTTAGCGGTTGCTGATGGCGGTACAGGTGCTTCTACTGCGGCTGCTGCTCTGAACAACCTCTTGCCTAGCCAAACAAGCAATGCAAACAAGTATCTTCAGACTGATGGCACTAATGCTTCTTGGGATGCAGTAAGCCTTTCTACTGCTGATATTACAGGAACTCTTCCTGTTGCAAATGGTGGTACTGGTGTAACTAGCTCTACTGGTACAGGCTCGGTAGTGTTGTCAAACTCGCCAACACTTGTTACTCCAGTATTGGGAACTCCCTCTTCTGGTACAGCAACCAATCTCACTGGTTTGCCAATTTCTACTGGTGTAAGTGGTTTGGGTACTGGTGTAGCTACATCGTTAGCTGTTAATGTTGGCTCAACTGGTGCTCCAGTGGTTAATGGTGGAGTCTTAGGCACTCCTTCAAGTGGCACTTTAACGAACGCTACAGGGCTTCCTATCGGTACAGGTGTATCAGGTCTAGGAACAGGTGTAGCAACCTTTCTAGCCACTCCTAGTAGTGCAAACCTAGCGGCTGCCTTAACTGATGAAACAGGAACAGGCTCTGCTGTCTTTGCGACTTCTCCGACATTGGTGACACCAGTATTGGGCACTCCAACAAGCGCAACATTGACTAATGCAACTGGTTTGCCAATCAGCACTGGTGTTTCTGGTTTGGGTACTGGCATTGCGACTGCTCTAGCGGTCAATACAGGGTCTGCGGGTGCACCAGTATTGTTCAATGGTGCATTGGGTACACCATCTAGCGGTACTGTCACCAATTTAACTGGTACTGCTTCTATAAATATCAATGGAACTGTGGGTGCTACTACAGCATCTAGTGGTGCGTTTACTACGTTATCTGCTACTGGCAATGTGACCCTTGGCGATGCAAGTACAGACACATTGAATGTTGGTAATGGTGGATTGATTAAAGATGCTTCAAACAATCTAGGCTTGGGAGTTACTCCGAGTGCTTTTGGCGGTGGCATGAAAGCGTATCAAGTCGGACGAGCAAGTCTTGCTGGCCTGTCAAATACCGCCTACTTGTTAAATAACGCATATTATGACGGAAGTGGTTACAAATATATTGATACAGATTACGCAAATCTTTACTCACAGAATAATACCGCTGGTCAACACGCTTGGTGGACAGCCGCATCAGGCACAGCAGGGAACGCTGTCACCTTTACTCAGGCGATGACTCTGGATGCAAGTGGGAATTTGTTTGTTGGAAAAACATCAGGGCTTAATACAGAACGATTACTTGTTGCAAGAAGTTCAACAGCTACTACAACCCCGTTTATTGGTGGAGGGTCAACAGTTACGCTACAAAACACATCTAACACCAATGGCAATAGTTCAACTATCCTAAACTATGATAGTGCAGGGCAAGGAAATGCGTACATTAGTTTTATAAACGTAGACCATAATTATGCTGGTGCTATTACTTTTGGCACAGCTACAAGTGGTGCGGGAAATTACGGAGAACGAGTCAGAATAGACTCTAGCGGCAATGTAGGTATTGGTACAAGTTCGCCAGCAAGCAAACTTCATGTTTATGGTGGTAGTGAAACTACTTTAACTTTAGGAAAATCAGTTTCTGGTGATTATAATTTGGTAAAAGCATTAGGTTATCCTGCTGCTGCTGATGGCTACTCAATTCTTGCAGTGCAAGCCTATTCATCATTAGTATCTTCTGCTGTACAAGTTGGGCAGTATGGGTTTAATAAAGAAGGTAGTGGTACTGACAATAAAACATATTTTAATGTTTTTACACACAATGGGACATCATTTGGAGAAAGACTACGCATCGATAGCGCTGGCACAGTACGAACCTTAAGCACCATTTCAGTTGGCAATGCAACCCCATCATCAAGCGGTGCTGGCATCACATTCCCCGCAACTCAATCAGCATCATCAGACGCTAATACGTTGGATGATTATGAGGAGGGGACTTGGACACCTACTGATGCAAGTGGTGCTGGATTAACATTCACAGTAGATTATGCAACCTATACAAAAGTAGGAAGGGCCGTGTCAATACAAGGCGCTTTTGCATACCCAACAACGGCAAATACTGCAACGGCTTTGTTTCAGGGATTTCCATTTAATGCGGCAAATGCAATATCAATGTCTCTTATTTATACAGATGCTTCTGTTGCAAGTTTTACTTATTTATCAGGAAACGCAACTGCTGTATATCCACTTACTCCAGGAGTTAATGTAACTAATGCCACATTAAGTGGAAAGTCAATTTTCTTTGCTGGAACATACTTTGTTTAATTAACTTGGTTGGATTATCAAGTCGGACACTTAACTTAAAAGGAAAATTATGTCTTTAACTAAAACCACAACTGTTGACCAAATCACAGTAACCGAGAACGGCATCGTTCTCTATCGTGAAGCAACACGCATCATGGAAGATGGCAAACAACTAAGCCAAACCTACCATCGTTCAAGCCTCACACCCGCACAAGACCTGACAGGCGTTCCCGCTAATGTTGTTGCAATCTGCAATACAGTCTGGACTGCTGAAGTTATTGCGGCTTATCAAGCGGCTCAAGAAAGCACAACGCCATGACAAACTGGACTATCTCAACACTTGAGCGTGAAACCTCTAACGGCTTTGTAACAACTGCACACTGGCAAGCCACAGCAGTAGATGGAGACTACACAGCCTCTATTTACTCAACTTGCTCATGGGCTGATGGCACACCAACGATTCCCTATGACCAATTGACACAAGAAACAGTCCTTGGTTGGGTGTGGGCTAATGGTGTTGATAAACAAGCCACAGAAGATGCTCTAGCGGCTAATATTGCTTTGCAAAAGAACCCTGTTACTGCTAGTGGGACACCTTGGGGTCAAGCATGAAATTAGAGTTAGACGCAAACGAAGTGCAATTTATCTTGAATGTGCTTGGTGAGATGCCAGCAAAATCAGGCGTGTGGCCTTTAATTTTAAAGATTAAAGAACAGGCTGAAGCGCAAGTTCCTAAAGAATCGGAGTAAAGATCATGGCCGTAACAAATCAACAAGTTTTTGATTTTCTGAGTGCTACTCCTGGCATGAGTGATGCTCAGATTTTTGAGGCCATGCGTACATTTGGAGTGCCTCCATCTCAAATGGCGGCTGTTACTGGATTGCCTGTTGGGAATGTTCTTGCAAGACTTGCTCCATTTCTTCCTAGGGATCAGGCAGTATTGCTTGGTGATACTTGGATTCAAGGCAATTATGCATATATGCAATCGGGCGAAGATAATCAACTTGGCCCACTTGAGAGTATTAACATATATAAAACTACTGGTGGTGTAAACGATAAACTTCCAGTTGGTACTGATGTTCAAAACTATTCACCTACTGGTGAGTTTATCAATACAACTAAAACTAAAAAAGATCAATCATTTTTTGGTGGATTAGTAGATGCTCTTAAAGACCCTGTAGTTTTAGCCGCTTTAGGCGGTGCGGCTGCGGGTGGATTATTTGGTGGTGCGGGAGCATTGGGTAGTGGTGCTGCCGCTACTGTTGGCTCTACTGGTTTAACAGTGGCTGAACTTGCTCAACTTGATTTAGCTTTAGGTGGTGCGGGTGGTACTGCGGGGGCTTCAAGCCTAGCTGGTGCTTTGACTACTGGTGCGGCTGTACCTACATTAACAAACCTAACAGGTGGTAGTGGTCTTCTTACGGGTGCGGCAGGTGGTATTACTGCTGAGTCTGTGGCGGCTAATTTGGCGGCTGATGCGGCTACTCAAGCAGAACTGCTTAATGCGGGTGCGGGTGCATTTACACCAACTTATGTTCCTCCTGTTGTAACTCCTCCTGTAGTTACACCTCCTGTTGTTACTGCTCCTCCTGTTGTTACGCCTCCCGTGGTAACACCTCCTGTTGTGCCTCCTGTAGTACCTCCAGTTGTCCCGCCTGTCGTGCCACCTGTTGTTCCTCCCGTAGTACCTCCTATTATTCCTCCTACTGTTATTCCTCCAGTTGTAAGTGCGATAACTGCTCCAGTTATTTCGAGTCTTATTACTCCTGCAAATGTAGCTAATTTAGTAAACACTGGTACTACTACTGCGGCAGGTCTGCTCCAACAACAAACATCTCGTGAAGCGGCTCAAAGAGCGCAAGCAATGATTGATGCTGAGACTGCGGCTGCTAAAGCATCTGCTCAGTTTAGACCTATTGGAATGACCACTCGCTTTGGTACTTCACAATTCCAAGTCGATCCTAAAACAGGTCAACTCACTAGCGCAGGATACACACTAAGCCCTGAAGCAAAGAATGCTCAAGATCGCTTCCTTACTTTAGCGGGTGCAGGTTTAACACAAGCAGAACAAGCTCAACAACAGTTTGCTCCTCTTCAAACAGGCGCACAACGTCTATTTGGTTTGGGTAATCAATACTTGGCACAGACTCCTCAAGACGTTGCACAGAACTATCTCAATCAGCAGATGGCTTTGTTTCAACCAGGCAGAGAGTTAGAGTTAGCTAATCTGCAAAACAGACTCCAACAACAAGGTCGTGGTGGTCTGTCTGTGGCTCAAGGTGGCACTATGGGTGCTACAACTCCTGAACTACAGGCTTTGTATAACGCTCGTGCTCAACAAGAGGCTCAGTTGGCGGCTAATGCTCAACAGTTTGGTCAACAACAAGTCCAGTTTGGTGCGGGATTGCTTGGTACAGGCGCACAGACTATGGGTCAATACTATGGTGGTCAACAAGCCGCTTATGCACCATTTACAAGTGCTTTTGGTCAGATGCAAGCTTTGGAAGCGGCAGGTCAGCAACCCTTCCAATTGGGTGTTGGTCTTGGTAAAGAAACATCTACAGCAGGTTACAACGTAGGTCGTTTAGGCTTAACGGGTGCGGGTCAAAGCGTAGCCTTGGCAACTGGTGCAGATGCTACTAGAAACCCATACGCTTCTGCATTGTCTGGAGCAGCGGCTAATCCTTTGTTTGGTCAAGTAGTAGGTGGATTGTTTGGTGGTGTTCCAGCAACAACGGCTATGAGCGCACCAGCAACCACATTTGGTACTGGTAACTATTATGGTAGCCAAGACCTCGGTTTATATTTGTAAGGAATCATCATGGCAGAAAATATCGTAGCGGGTCTGTTCGGGTTGACTCCTGAAATGTATGGTGAGCAACAGCGCAGAAGTGCTTTGCGTGAGGGTATTGACCTTGCTAAACTGACTCCTGGTGAAGCGGGTGCGGCAATGACCTATGCGGGTGCTAGAGGGCTTACTGGTGCTATTGGTGGTGCTTTAGGCATTCAAGACCCACAACTTCAGCGCATCACTCAACGTCAGCAATTGCTTGGAATGATTGACCCAAGCAATCCGGACTCATATCTTCAAGCTGCTCAAATGGCATTGCAAAGTGGTGATGCAGAAGCCGCCCTTGCTTTGCGTGAGCAAGGTACGCAAGCCAGAATGCAAGCCATGAAGAATGAGGATTACTTGACTCAACGTGGTCAACGTATGCAAGCTCAAGGACTTGAAGGTATTGCTCAAAACTTGATAACACAACTGAAAAACCCAGATGGTAGCGTCAATGAAGAAGTGAAGAATAGACTGTTGTCATTCCCACAAGGACAGGCAGCAATCTCTCAGTTGGCTAAAGTTATTCCTGATCTCCGCAGGATCGGTGCAATGGGTGTTCCAGAAGACAACCCATTCAAGGTGTTTATTGATGATGAAACCATTCCAAAGAATGTTAAAACACTTGCAACACAATACTCAACAAGTCTTACCAAAGGTATTCTTGATCCCGAAAAAGCTGATGTTAAAGTAAAAGAATTGAGCGAAATGACTCAACGAATCAATCAATTTGAGCAAAATCAAGCTACGATTAAAACTCAACAAGAACAATTGAATGCTTTTAAATCACAAGGATTGGCAAATACTCAGCAGTCATTGGCTATTCAAAATGCCCAATTAAGGTTGCAAGAGCAGAATAATCAGTTCCAACAACAAATGAAGTTGGATAAGGCAAAACGTGATGAAGAAATTGCTAGAACTAAGCCATTGCCAAGTTATCTTGCAAAAGATGAAGAAGCAGATTATGGGACTGCAACTGCCGCAACAAATTTAGCATCTGATGCCAACAACTTCATCAATAGAATCAAGTCTGGTGAGATCAAGTTTGGCTTAAAAGATAGAGCCAGTATTAGAACAAGGCAAGCATTTGGATCACAAGACCCTGATGTTATTGCAAGAGAAGATTATGATAAGTTCTTGAAGGTATTGACCAATGAAAGTTTGCGCTTAAACAAAGGCACACAAACTGAAGGTGATGCTGTAAGGGCGGCAAAAGAACTTGAAAGTTCAGAGTCTCCTGCAGCGGCTGCAGCAGCAATGAGGCGCTTGGTTGAAATCAATGTACGTCGTACTCAGAACGCTTCTGATGATGTTTTGCGCCGTAGAAGGAATGCTAATTTCCCTGCACCAGAACGTGGAATTGATGTTCCTAAATTTGATGTTCAAATTATTGACAATGCTGACTATCAAAGGTTTCTGAAAAATCCCAAGTTCCCATCAGGAACACCATACATTGACCCCGAAGGACAAAGAAGGACAAAACGATAATGGCTGACTATAAAGATGATCCACTTGCTGACCAACCACAGGCATTCAAATCAGTCCTTGGTTCACCCATACCTTACTCAGGGCCTGCCGAGGCTCTTAGGTCTGTTGGTCAAGGCTTGACCTTTGGAACACTTGAAGAAATCGAGGCAGCACTTAAAACTGGCTCGATTAGTGGGCCAGAGTATGAGAAGCAACGCAATCTTTTGCGTGAACAACAAAAACAGTTTGGCATGGATATGCCAATTGCCAAAACAGGTTTGGAGATTGGTGGCAGTTTGATTGCGCCATTAGGTATTGCCAAACAGGTTGCAAAACTTGCCCCTGCCACTCAAGCATTGATTACAGGCACAACTACATTAGGACAACTTCTTCGTGGTGCTGCAATTGGAACAACTACAGGCGCAGCCTCTGGCTATGGTTTTGCTGAGAAGGATGAAGGATCAGAGACTGCAATGGGTGGCGTGTTTGGCGGCGTTCTAGGCGGTTCTGTGCCAATTGTTGTGAAGGGTGCAGGCACTCTTATCAAGAATGTCTTGAACTCTGCGGGGATTGGCGATCAAGAGACTGCGGCATCAAAGATGCTGGCAAACTATCTCCAAAAAGACAATCTTTCGCCAAAAGAAGCACAGCAAGCGTTGGATGAATTGCGCCGCATTGGTATTCCCAATCCGGTCATTGCTGACTTGGGCAAAAGCCTTAATGACTTGGCTTACAGCGCCTATGTGGTGCAGTCTAAAGTCAAAGGTGCTACCAAGGAATTCCTTGAAAATCGTCTTATTGACCAACCCAGTAACATTGTGCAGGGCTTGGTTGAAAAAGCAGGCCTGGCTAAAAACGTCAATGGTTTTGAGTATCTTGAGGCATTGGCGGCAAATCAGTCACGGCTGGCAAGCCAAGCATACCCACTAGCGTATAGCAAAGATATTGATGCTCGTCCATTTCGTCAATATGTAGATCGAGATTTATTTAAAAATGCCTATGCTAACGCTGTAAAAAATGCTGATGCAAAAGGTAAAAAATTGCCACCGCTTGAATCAATACGCAACTCTCAGTCTGTGCCTACTGAAATATTGCATGAAATTAAAATTGGTTTAGACCAAGTAATTGATTCAAATACTGATGCCTTAACAGGAAAAATGACCAAGTATGGCGCTACAGTTGTTAAGGTTAAAGATGAGTTTAACGATCTAATTAAATCGCTCAATAATGATTACAAAAAAGCAAATGAAGAATTTGCTGATGCAGAACGCATCAAAAAGGCTTTTAGTATGGGCGAAAAATATCAAACGCTCAACCCAGCAGAAGCCGCATCTAAGATTAAAAAAATGACTTCTGATGAGAAAGAGGCGTTTCGTTTGGGTGTGATGGCTGATGTCAATGAACGCCTTATGGATTACAAAAGTGGTGATTTCACCAAGCAAGTATTTAAATCAGAAAAGCAAAAGCTATTGTTGCGAAATGCTTTTACTGATACTGTTGGTGCTAATGGCAAAGTTATTAAATCTGCACAGGACTCTTACACTGAGTTTTCTCAATACGTCAAAGGGCTAAATCGACAAGCTGAAACCAAGCAACGTGTTCTTGCAGGCTCTAGAACAGATGAAAATCAGGCGGTGCGTGAGCAAGCCAACCTTTTGGGTTCACTTGCACAAGCAGTTGTAACAAGTGATCCTGTAAGTATGCTTAGAGCTGGTGGCTCGGCCTTGCTGTCAAGAGCAAAAGGCATAAGTAGCGAGAGTTCAGAGGCTCTGCAAAAACGCTTGTTTACTGTTGATCCAGTAGAACAGACGGCAATTTTGCAAGAATTAAACAAAAGAGCCAGAAAACCTAAAACTGGATTGTTAACTGGCGCTGCGGCTGTTGGAAGTGCAACAGGTATTCTAGGAGATTGACATGAAAGATTGGGTTGAAGCAATCATTGCTTCGGCCTGTGTTGCTTGCTTTGTCATCTTTTGTAGCTACATTATTGTTTGGGCGTATCCGTGAAATGGCTACTAGTGCTGTCAATCTTGTTTACATTGGTGGCATCTAGTAAGGAGAAAACTGAATACAGGTGTGTCAGATGGGCATGGACAGGTGATGTTTACAACCGAAAAGTAGTATGCCTTGAGTGGCAAAAGGTAGATAAGAGATGATTCCCATCGATCCTCTAACCGCTTTAGCTGGCATACAGTCAGCAATTAGCATGGTCAAGAAGGCAGCTAATGTTGCCAATGACTTAGGCTCACTTGCGCCCATGATTGGGAAATTATTTGACGCAAAAAGTGTAGCTACCAAAGCAATGCTTCAGGCCAAGCAGTCTGGCAAAGGCTCAAACATGGGGACTGCCCTCCAGATTGAGATGGCTTTAGAACAGGCCAGAGCGTTTGAAGAAGAGTTAAAGATGCTCTTCATGCAGACAGGCAAGATTGATGTCTGGCAGAAGATTAAAGCCCGTCAAGCAGAGATGGACTTGGCAGATGCCAAAGAGATAAGTGCATTGAAGGCAGAAGCAAAGAAAGCCAAAGAGAAAGAGCAAGAACAACTAGAGATTGGTTTGGCAATAGGTGGAGTCTTCTTTGTTTTGTTTTTAGTCTTTGTTGGCGTGAATGAGTTGATGACATTCTGCGAGACAACAAGAAGGTGTGGTCGGTGAATGAGTATCAAAAGACCTTTGACTTGTGCCTAAAGATATTCGTTTACGGATTAGTGGCTTTGTACTTCTTGGGTTTTCTGAAGTTCTTACCTGACGATTTGTCAGACAGGATCGTGAATCTTTTACTTGGAAAGGTAGGTCTAGGGAAATGAATGAAACAAACGGAAAACACGCTCTGATCGAAAAAGTGGCATTTGCCATCTTGCCAATTCTTTTTACTTGCGTGGTGTATTTGATGAACTCACTGTCGCACCTATCCCATGAGGTTACTGTACTGAACAACAAGATTAGTCTAGTGGTCACATCAGACAACAAGCAAGCCACAAACACTGGTGCTGAATTAGCCCGTGAAAAACTACGTCAAGACTTAGAAAAAGAAATCCAAAAGAATCGTGACGACATCATGCACAATCGTCAAGACATTGCTGTGATTTACGAAAAAATGAAAAGCAAATGAGATATCTATTGCTTCTTTTACTGCTCACTGGCTGCGAAGAAAAGTATCGCTACAAGTGCCAGAACCCTGACAATTTTCACGCAACTGAGTGCCAGAAGCCTAGATGCCTATTCACTCAGACTTGCCCAGAATATTTGGTAGCACCCATCTTGGAGAAAAAAGTTGACGAAGTTAAACCTAACAACTGAAGAGATCGAGGTCAGGGTCTGGAGCATTGTGGTGCTTGCTGTCACCCTGATTCTTTTCTTTATCGTAATCTCCCTGCTCTACTCAGTGACTTTTGTCACCCAGCCAATCAAATCAATGGCCCCAATTGACCAGGCATATACAAAGATGTTGAACGACATTGTTCTGTTAATCGTAGGCGGTATCGGCGGGGTTATTGGTAAACGGGCTATGACTTCTAGGCAACAACCACCCCAACAGCCAATGTGCCAACCAATGGGCTATCAAGGCTCTCAGGGCGGTTTTAACCCCTCTTATGGGTCTTCCTATGCCTCTCCTCAGTCAGCCTATGGTTTGCCTAGTCAACCATTTGGTGCTATGCCTGTTTGGAAGAACCCAGAGTTGGATGAATCTTGGACACCTGGCCCTCCTCCAACTACCCCACCTGACCATTTAGAAGATGACCATGAGCGTGAAGAGTTGGCACAAGCTAGAAAAGAGGCTGAATAATGTTTGGCATACCTTTACCCTACCTTGCTTTAGCTATTGCCATTGCTTTGTTTGGCAGCTATCGAGGTGGCTATCACTTTGGCTGGGAAGACAGGGACAATGACATGAAACTGGCCATTGCCCAAAAGAATGATGAAGCCAGAGCCAAAGAGAAAGAGCTTGGCGAGAAACTGCAAGATCAGGAAACGAAACTCAGAAAGGCCCAAGATGATGTCAAGAAAAAACAGTCTGCTATGCATGAGCTTGCTCGCACTGGTCGGCTGCGCCTCCCAGCCCCAAGTTGTCCACAAGCCAATGCAAGTACCCCCATTAGCATTGGAAATCCACAACCCACAGATACCACTGAAACCGAACTTGAGCGACAGACTATTGCAGCTCTTATCGATATCGCAGCAGATGGAGACAAAGCCATTGTCAAGCTCAACGCCTGCGCCAGCGCCTATGAAGAAGTAAGGAGATTAGTCAATGGTCAGTAAAGAACAGTTGGCTCAACTTCACATTGGTGAGCAATGGTTAGATGCCCTTAACGCTACTTTTGAGCGTTTTGACATTATGAATCCACTTAGAAAAGCGGCTTTCATTGGTCAATGTGGGCATGAATGTGGGAACTTTAGGATGCTCGAAGAGGGCTTGTCATACTCTGCGGCTGGTTTGATGAAGACATGGCCTAAACGCTTTGATGCTGCCAAGGCTCAAGCGTGTCAGCGAAATCCAAAGCTCATTGCAAATACTGTTTACGCAAATCGGATGGGCAACAGGGATGAGGCTTCAGGTGATGGGTATCGTTTCCGAGGCAGGGGTTGCATCCAGCTAACTGGCTCTAGCTCGTATTTCCACGCAGGCAAGGCGCTGGGTGTTGACTTTTGGGCAGACCCTGATCTTGTGGCTACACCTCAGTATGCGGCTCTCACTGCGGGGTGGTTTTGGGACACTCATAAACTCAACCAGTATGCAGACTCCCAAGATTACAAAACTTTAACCAAAAAAATCAATGGTGGCTTTATTGGCTTGGAAGACCGGATCAAACACATTAACCATGCTTTAGAGGTTCTTACTTAAATCTTTGTAAGCCTGAAGCGCCGTCTTCAGATCGCACTCAAGTTGCTGAATGCGGTCATCCTGTTCGCACAGTTTGACGTAGCACTCCCCTGCAAAGTCAACTAGGCTCTCGCGCTCCCAAATATCAAACTTGGGCATTTGAATTTGGCGCTTGCGCCAGCCGCTTTGGTTAGTCATTGACTTCTTTCTTTGATGGTGCATCCAGTTCACGGCGGTAATACTTGGCAGGCATCTTGGCGTTCTTATCCAACTGTTTACGCAGCCACTCAGCGCCGCCAAGTTCTTGCAAGATCATCCAATGTCTATCTGACATTCGGACTTGTCTTCCCAATAGGGGTTCAGGTGGTTTCGGTCTTGGCATTTACCTAACTCTCCTTAGTGGCATGTCCATGACGCGCTCTGGCGGTGGGGGCGGCATGTGTTCAGAGGGCGGCGTCCAACCGTGCTTGCGCCAAAGGGCTTGCACGTCTGAGCCAGATTCCCATTTAAAGTCTTTCATTGGCACAGATGGGTAGCTAATCTTTGAATATGGTGGTTTTTCTAACATGATGTCTCCTTAAAAGGGGATTTGATCCCATTCCCAATGTTCGCACTCGACTGTGCCAGTGATCCACTCTAGCGGTGGTTTTGCTCCAAACTGCTTACAAATGCCTGTCTCAAAGTTGTTACATTGTCGGCAATTGACTTGGATGGTGTTAATCTGTTTGACCTGACTGTCCAAATGTCTCTTGATTGCGCTTAGTTCAATAAAATTCATGTTGTTTTACCTCGGTGTATTTTCCATTTTTACGGGTCAAAATTCTAGTTGGTTCTTGAATTTTGTTTACCAAAATCCATGTAAGCGCTTCTTGTGTGCCTGATGGCATAGACTTCTTCTCCCTTCGCATCCACCAGTTCTCGGCCTTTTGCCTAGCATAACCAATGTGACTGAAACAAACCCATTCAGTCGCAACCATAAGCAGGCCAGCGTAGTAGTCAACTCTCAATGAGTCGGGTTTACCCTCTTTGCGGTGGACGGCATAGCCAACCTTGGTTACATCATGCCAAACAAAGTCATCGGCGCTTGCCCGATTTGACAGAAGCGCTGCCAATGAAACCCTTGCATCAATTGGTTTAGCCTCTTCCTCTCGGATTTGACCACCGCAATGAATGCAAACAAGAGCTGCGGGTGCATTGCGTTCACCGCAGTCTGGGCAGATGCTGTAGGGCGCTTCCTGAGTGCCTGACCTTTTCTTAGCCCTTCCTTGGATGGTGTCAACTGGCCCAAGGCGCTCAACTGTGTCGGTAAAGTCAAGCACCAGGCAATCGGTCTTGCCATCTGCAATTCGAGTACCCCTGCCCATGCCCTGCACGTAAAGCACTGGCGACTTCGTTGGCCTGCACCAAATAATGCAGTCAACGTCTGGCACATCAAAGCCAACCGACAAAGCCAAGACAGTAACCAAGCAGTGAATCTGATGGTCTTTGAACTGGCGAATCAGGTCTTCGCGCTCTTGCTTTGGTGTTTCACCGCATACAACAGCACTCACAATGCCAAGCGCGTTTAGCTTGTCAGACAGGCTTTCAGCGTTGGCGACACTTGGTGTAAAAGCAATCCATTTCTTGCGCTCTGAGGCGATTTTAGAGGCTTCTGTGGCTACTTTGGACAGGTATTTTTCAACCTCTCGGGAGAGTTCGCCAACCTTGTAGTCGCCGTTGGCAATCCCAACATTGCTGGCATCAATGCGGGTTTCAATGCGATCTGGCGGGACAAGTGGCGCAATGAACTTGGCATCTAGCAATTCGCGCATGGACACTCGGCTTGCAATGCCTGTGAACAATGGCTCATCCCCATCGGTCAGCCAAACACCATTGCCCCTAAAAGGGGTGGCGGTCATGCCAACAGTCCTGAACTCGCAAAGTTCGCCTAACTTGGACAAGAAGGTGCGGTACATCCCTGCATCCCCTGCCTTCTGGCTCACCAGATGAGCCTCATCAATCACCACAGCCTTGATATTTCCAAGCAGGTGGGATGCCTTGTGGATGCTACCAATGGTGGCAACAATCACATCTGCTTGGTGTTGCTTCTTGCCCAAGCTGGCGCTGACAAAGCCAACGCTGATATTTGGGGGAAGCAAGGCTCTGAGTTTGGCAGCGTTCTGCTCGGCAAGTTCCTTAGATGGCACAAGTACCACAGTTCGAGGGTGAAACAGAGGCCATTGATCCCACATTTGGCGAACAATTTCAGCGCAGATCACAGACTTGCCTGCGGCGGTGGGTAGCACCAAAAGAGGAATGTCGGCATCCCCTTGGTGCTTTGTCCACCAAGCAAACAGGTCTGTAACTGCGCGGGACTGATACTCACGCAGGATCACGTTTGCGCTCCTTAATCATTGCGTCTGCCATCAAATACGCTTGTTCTGCAACAAGTTCTGGTGTATTGCCATCTGAGATTGCCTTAAAGACATGACCAGATGACACAAAAGATGCTGCAAAGAAGTCACGCAATGTAATGTTGTCAATTGGTGGGGTGTTCATACGAACCTTGCATTATGTTGTTTACGTAAATCCAAAGCAAACTCATCCACCAAGGCGGTCTTGTCTGCACAGGCGTGGATTTCTGCGCTACTGATGTGATCAAAGTTTTTGTCTGGATCACCATTGATAAACTGTTTGCCATCTGCCATTTTGTAGATCACATTATCGCTTTGATCAAGGTCAACTGGATGGCCTGTTTTGGCAAGCAAGATGGGAATATATCGATGATCATTGCAACCTTTTCGTTGCATTTTTTCTGACAAAACTGTGCTGTGGGACGCGCATGACCAAACTGCATTGCCGCCCAATTCGGGCGTGGCGTGAACGCATGAACGGCACGTTGGCATGGGGACATCTGTGCCGTGGCAGATCGCCTGGTAGTCGCAGAACTTGCACTCAAACCAAGTTGGATCGGTAGATACTCCAACTGGTGGCTCGGGTGCGGTGATCACAGCCATAGCCTTGTTAACCAGTTCTTGTGCCTCGCACTTGTTGTACTCTAGGCGCTCAGTGTAGATGTCATCGTTGTCTTTGTTCACCACAAAGTAAAGCGCCCGTTGGCAGCCATCTGCTCCAAACTGATCG